AAATGCATAGATTAACCTTAAGCAGTGCAATTTAACAAGAAATGGAACATTTTTTGTTAAATTGCTTTTTTTTTTAGCAAATTTAATTTTCTTGCGAATAGATTAAGTGACCAGGAAAAAACACAAGGAGGTAAAAAATGAAAAATGATGTTTTAATTCTTGGAGCTCGTCCCTATGATTTTACCGATGAAAAAACAGGTAATCAAGTTGCAGGGGTTTCTTTGTGGGTGTTACCTTTGACAAATGAAGACCCAACAAATCAAGTTGGATTATTGCCAGTTAAGTATAGTTTGACTCAAGCACAGTTTGCAGCATACGCGGGAGCAAGTTTCCCAGCTGTCGCAGAGATGCACATGCAGTTAAATATTGCTACAAAACGTATCAAGTTTGATCACTTTGAAAACATTCAGCCAGTTGACTTAGAAAAGGCTGCGTAATTTTATGAATGGGGTGTCTAGTGAAGATTTTGTCGGCTATAACAAGGCTCTCCTGGAAAAAATGGACCGACAAATAAAACAGAGCGAAAACATTGAGAGCCAACTTAAAAAGATAAATGAACGATTGGAAAAAGCTGAAATTGCTCGTGTTGATACAGAAAAGCAAAAACAAGCTGAAGAACAAGCACGCATTGAAAGAGGGGAGCAGACTACTGAAGAGAAAAGCCTGACAGCCTTGGAAAATCTTACAAAAGTTATCCAGGAGCAACCACCTTCCTCAGATGACGCCATTCTGAAAGAACTTGAAAAATTAAATTCTAGCTATTCCGAATTGAAAACCTCAGAGACAACGAAACAAGTTCAAAAACTAGTGACTACAATTTCTAAAGATTACGAGGGAATGAAATTACAGACCTCTGTAATCAATAGTTACGGATTACTTTTTATACCTGCTATCCTCATTATCTTATTTCTCCATAATCTCCTAAAAGAATTTATTTAATACTTGTCTGAGGAGACGTTAAACACCTAAATTAAAAAAATTTTATAGGAGGTAATCACATGATTACATCAGAACTTATCCAACCAGTCGTACAAGCAGTCACAAACAACATTACAGCTATTGTTCCAGCTGGTTTATCTATCTTGGCATTGTCGCTCGGTGTTTCAGCAGTTCCGAAAGTTATCAAAAAATTCTTTTAATGATTTTCGGAAAAAGGGTACTTGTTTTAGCTTGTACCCTTTTTTGTTTAGGAGAACATGAATGAAAAGAATGTTAAAAAAATGCCAATTATTATTTTGTGTTTTGTTGCTTGTTTTTAGTAGTTATTACAATACACAGAAAGTAAAGGCTGATGTTATGACTTTAGGCGGTGGAGCAATAGCATTAGCAGGAACAGGAGCAGCTGCCGCATCTGCCTTGCCTATTTTAGTAATTGGATTAGCAGCGGTTTTAATATTGGGTCTGACAGTTACAAATTGGGATGATATAGCAGCATTTGGGAACCAGGTCGCATTAGAATTAGAAGCAGCTGGATATGCTTATACAGATTTTGTTTCGGGTACAGCTATTCGGATTGATAATAATTTTAAAAAAGCCGTTTTAGAAGTCTATGGTCGAACCGGTCCAACTATTTCAAAATATTATAAATCTGTTGATTATTCTGGGGGGACAGTAGTAAATATTGGTCGTTTGGATACTCCAGATAGATTAGATGCGATTGATTATTTGGAATATATGGATCATGATTTTCCTTATTCGGAGAATGTGGTGAATGGAATTTATGATAGTTCAAATATATTTTTAAGTAATGCAGAACAATCAAAATGGAACGCATTGAATAGTGACTATACAGGAGTAAATCAGTATGTTTTAAGTTCTATTACAGTTATCACTTCTTTTGAACCAACAACTGCTAAAGTCGCTTATTTTGATTTGATTAACATGGGAACCCAAAAAGAAATAAGAGATAACTCAGGTAATTTAACAGGACTGATTTTGACTTTAACTGCTAGTGAGGTTGAAGACTTTGTTGGTTCAAAAGACCATGTTACTAAATTCGCGACAGCAATAGCTTCAGATGCACCAGTGACTATAACAGATGTATCGATACCAGAATTGAATATAGGGAAAGTTAGAGAGGAGATAAGTACAGGAAATATGATGCAGACAGCGATTTCTACACCACAGATAGAACAGTATATAAACACTGCTTTCCCAGCTACATCTACAACAGTCACATTTGACAATTTGGCAGATGTAACTGGAGCAACTTTGACAAATATAGGTGCTATTTCCGACTACACCTTAACAGATCAGCAAGTAAATGATTTAGCAAAGGTGAGAGATGGAATTATAACAAGTACAGGAGCTATTGCAGGGGCTACAGCACCTGCAGGGCTTGATTGGCTGTCGAAACTATGGGAGTGGCTTAAAAAGCTCTTAGATGCGATTTTAGGGCTTCCTGCGGCTATCCTAGCAGGTTTGCAAGCATTTTGGGATAGTTTGATTAAATGGCTGACAGACATCTGGACAGCAATTACAGCCATTCCTGGAGCAATTTCTAAGGCTTGGACTGATGCTCTGACTTGGGCTTTCGGAGTTGACCAGGCCTGGTTAGATGCAAGGATTAAAAATTTAAGATTGGCATTCAACAGCAAATTCCCAAATATTCAAGCCTTTAATTATCGTTTTGGCGATAAGTCGGCATTTGATGATATTAGAATTACTTTGCCTGGGTTTGGTACTCATGTAGTTGTGTCTGGGAGTGCTATGACGGCCTTTGCCGTCAAGGCTAAGCCTTTCATTAGTGGCATATTTTACTTACTGACAGCGTTGTTTTTCATGCGTAAATTCTATAAGGTTTCGGAGGATTAAAGATGTTACAGGGGCTTATAGATATGTGTGTAGGCTTGTTAGAATGGCTTATTAGTTTAATTCCACGAATAACATTTTTTGAGGGATTTGCTTCAGCAGTTTCTAGCATTTACGGAGTGTTATATGAGGCATCCGTAATTATTCCATTTTCAGATTTATTTATATGTATCGGTGTCATTTCTGGATTTTATGTGACTTTATTTGTAATTAAGTGTATCAACTGGATTGTTCACCGCATACCGATTTTGAATTAAAGAAAACGACAAAGAAAAAAGCGTCTGCATGCTTGCGGGCAAGCTGCAGCGCTTTTCTGGAGGAGATATGAAAATTAAAAAGAGGAGCGGTGAACAACGCTTTGAAACACTATCAAATAAATCATTTTGGCTGAAATTCTTGATATTTTTCGGTTACCTATTTCACGACATTTTTTCAAGAATTAAGAATGGCCAAGATTTCAGAGAGTACGGTCTAACATTGTACTGTGGTAGGCAAGGAGCAGGTAAAACAATGGCAATGACCGAGTACCTGGAGCGAATGCGGAAGAGATATCCTAAAGCCATTATCTGTACGAATTTTGGTTATGTTCATCAAACTTTACCCATGACCGACTGGAAACAGATTTTTACAGTTCGCAACGGTCTAGACGGTGTTATTTTTGCCATCGATGAAATCCAAAACGAATACAACTCGGCCAGCTGGAAGAACTTCCCAGAGGGCTTGTTGGCAGAGATTACCCAACAGAGAAAACAACGCATTAAAATTGTTGGTACATCCCAGGTATTTACTAGGGTTGTGAAACAGCTTAGAGAACAGACTTTTGAGGTTGTAGACTGCCGAACTCTTGCAGGTCGTTGGACCTTTACCAAGGCATTTGATGCAGAAGAATATAATGCAGTTTGCGACCGCCCTGAAGTAAAAATGAAACTTCGGAGATTGTGGCGGAAGAACTTTGTGCAGACCAAACGACTTCGAGAACTTTATGATAGCTATGCCAAAATTGAACAGATGACAAAAGAGTTAGAGAGCTAAAAAAGGGGCTGAAAGCCCCTTTTGAGAAAGCTCCGCAGGAGCTTTCTTCTTATCTTGATACATATAGAAATAACTCACGGCGAAAAAATCAGTTATAAAATAGGGTTAAACCCTTGATATTACTGAGTTTTTAGGCACAAAAAAAGCCTTGTTATTTGTGAAAGCTTTTGTTATAATTTAGGTGTTCAATCAAAATTATTTAGAAAGGTTTCACTGGATGGACAAGGTCTTTTCATCTTTTGTAATTACAGGTAAATTATAACATGGAGCATACTCAAAATCAAGCTCAAATACTCATAGATAAGAATTCCAAGGGCAAAAAAAGAGACTGGCGAGGTCGCAAGATTGCTAGTCTGAAATTGTCTGAGGTATTTCAGAATTTAGATTATAAGCCGAGCATGGTCGAGCGTGTTTCATCATGTGCAGAGGCTTTACGATTTCATAAGCAACCAGACGGAAGATTGAAACTATATCAGGCTTATTTCTGTAAAAATAAGCTCTGTCAAATGTGCAACTGGAGGCGGTCAATGAAATATTCTTATCAAACAGCCTGCATAGTCAATGAAGCTATGAAGCAATTTCCGAAAGGTCGATTTTTGTTTCTGACCCTTACAGTAAAGAATGTGCCAGGCTCTGAATTAAATGGCACATTAACGCAATTAACGAAGTCATTCGATAGACTTTTCAAGCGGAAGAAAGTACAGGCAAATTTACTGGGCTATCTTCGGTCTATCGAGGTTACTTACAACGAAGATAGAAAAGACTATCACCCACATATACACGTTCTATTGTTTGTTAGAGGGGCTTATTTTAATAGCAAAGCTAATTATTTAACTCAAGAAGAATGGGCAGAATTATGGGCAAAATCTCTTAAGGTTGATTATGTGCCAATGGTCGATATTAGGGCAGTTAAGGACCAGGGCAAAGGGCTTCATGGTGCTATTCTTGAAACGGCAAAATATCCAATGAAACCATTTGAACTAAGTATTGAGAATGCCCAGGTGGTTGATGATTTGTATAACGGGCTGTATCGAAAACGGCAGTTAGGTTATGGCGGGCTATTTAAGGAAATCAAGAAGAAACTAGCCCTAGATGATGCTGAAAATGGTGATTTAGTACATACAACAGATGACAACGAGGTTTCAGACGGAACTAAAATCGTTGCGTTCTGGAACGCAACGAAACAAAATTATTTCATAAAATAATGAGGTTGCGTATGACAAAGGATATATATATTGCTCGTAAGCTTTTCAAGTTAGATGATTTAAATGACAAGGTTAGAGAAATTGCTATTGACCGAAATATTGAAGAATTAGAAGATTTGACCGCAATCATTGAAGAAACGATAACACAGTTAGCTAGAGCATTATGAGAATTGGCTGATATTGTAAAATGATTACATAATTGGTAAAATCTGTTACACTATAAGCAAGCAATGTGAATATAATGTGTTATGTTATAATAGGGTAAGTTAGGAGGGAATTATGAAAAGGATATATACATATATATTAGATTTAATTAATCTTTTTATTTCGTTTCTTATTTGTAGATGGTTCTTTATGGAGTATCTTTATTTTTATATGTTATCTCTTTTTGGATTTCCAGATGGAGGTGTGGATTTTTGGAGACCTTTAACAGCAATTTCGATTATGACTCTTTTAATGTTTATGATTGTACGAACATTATATACAAGAAGACTTGATGGTAGGTTGGTTAAAGTTGTATATACTGCTTACTTTGTTGTGTTAGTTTATTCGTTATTGTTAAAAAATGTTGGATTACAGGGAGTTAATTTAAATTTAATATCTTTCATAAAAGATGCTATTTTTATTGATCCAAAAGTTCCGTTATTGAATTTACTTATTTTTATTCCTTCAGGTACACTATTTAAATTCAAGTACAAAAATATAGGTCTATTCATAATTGCTATTATTGCTGTAGAAGTAGGACAATATGTATTTCATCTAGGATTTTTTGATATTGGAGATATTGTCATAAATACGATTGGCTTTATCATTGGAAATATGATTCATGATAGTTTGATTGGGCAAAGAATAATACAGAGTATAAGAAAATAGCCTACATTTATGTAGGCTATTTTCTTATGGACTTGTAACCTCACCCCAAATGTCATAGGAACCTCGGGAAATTGTATTGAAGTACAGGCCGTAGGTCCCGGGATTTAGATCAACAGAAAATGAACCTGAACTACGTCCATAAAAAATAGACGAAGCATGTTCTGCACCACCAATCCAACTTCTGGTTACGACTGATACTTTAAATCCAACATTTTGACTTCCTGGATTTGGAGTTTGATTGTGGTGTACTGTATATCTCTTTCTAGAATTAGTTGACCAGGATTGAACTGATTGAATTCCTCTAATTCCTTGTCCATCATATCTTATAATATTTGCAGCATATACTGTGCTAGCGAAGAAGAGTGTACTTAAAAATAAGATAGCAAATGATTTGATGAATTTTTTCATAGGTTCCTCCTTTTACTTTTAAAAATGTTTGCGCTTACATTATAATTATATTGATTTTCGTTAAAATATGCAAGTAGAAGTATTTTTTTTATTTTCATGCTATACTTTAAGATGGCAACTAACCTCCAATCTGCCTAGAAGGGAGGAAAAGCATTATGCTAGAATTTACTGTACTTGTTCTCGTTGTCCGAGTGGTCGCCCCACTCTTACATGCCTACGGCATGAAATGGATTGAGAAACATTTTAACGAGAACGAAAATTAGTTTGCCTTCTCAAGCAACGTCGCTAGTCGTGAGCGATGAAAAAAACCACCTGACAGATTAGGGCCTGTTAGGTGGTTTTGCTTTTATGCAACGAACTACTGTACTTGTCGTTAAATTCATTATATCACATAGTTCTTTAAGAAGCGAACGTTTTATGTCGCGAAAGTTTCTTGATGATAAGCTGGGACAGATTAAACTATAAATTGTGTTGGTGGGGCATTAGACCGACCAACAGACAATTTATTAAGTTTAGTCCCAGGTTACTTATCGTCAAGAAAACCGTGAAATAAATATATAAAATGCATAGATTAACCTTAAGCAGTGCAATTTAACAAGAAATGGAACATTTTTTGTTAAATTGCTTTTTTTTT